CCAAACATTTGTGCAACATTGCCACCTTCTTTTAATAAAGCAATATATTTAACAAGTAAACTATTAGAGGATGTTAAGCCTTTAAGTGCAATAACTCCAAATGTTGCTATTAAAGCAGCTTTAAGTACGCCCACAGAATTTATTGCTTCAATTATGCTTTTTGCAAAATCTATAAAAAAGTTTATCGTTTCACGATTAGTGGCTGATGCCCACATTTCTTGCCAAGCGTTTTTAAGTTGGGCGAGATGTCCGCTAATACTTGCTAAAACTTTTTCATTTTCTTTTATTGCGGAATCTGCGGCTTTGGTAGAAGAGTCTTCATAAACAGATTGAAGAATTTCTGGATTCTGAAGAATCGAAGCAGCAATTGATGCACGGTTCTTTCCTGCAATTGATTCAAGTAATAAGTTTTGACGATTATCACCAGTCTTAAAGTCAGCTTGTTGTATTTCATCCCAAATTTGAGCAAGACCAAGCATGATTTCGTAGGTTGATTTATAGCGTCCAAGCTCGTCTTGGATATCAAAACCTTTATAATCGTTAGACGCTACTTTAGTTGCATTCATGATTAAATCACGCATCTTAGATTGTGACATAATCATATCGGACGTATCTTCGCCCATTTCCTCAAGTTCTTCTGCGGCTTCTTTTGTGCCTGTTAAACGAAGAGCGATGGTACGAATACCTTTGCCAGTTTTTGAGGCGTCCTGAGTTATAAGATTCATTTATGTTCAACTATATTCGCAACATATAGTTGTTAAAGAGGTATATTTAATTTAGATAATTCATTATATAAAATAGAATTAATATTTTCTTTTTCCCAATATGGAATACGTATTAAAATAATATTATGTTCTTTACAGTAATTAGTTTTAATATTATCATGTTTTTGAGTCCTTTCTAACATTTGTTGACCATTAATACCATTCCAAGGGATAGGCAAATAATGTCCTTCTCCATCATATTCAATACAAATATTATAATCATTTAGATAAGCGTCAAAAGGCAATGGTCTTTCATCTTTACAATCTTCAAATCGTTTTTGAGGAACGTATTGAATTTTATGTTTTTCTAAAAAATTTAATACCATTTGTTCATGAACAAAAGTTGTACATTTTGGACATGAAAAACTGCCGCTTAATAATGTTTGAGGAGTTTGCATCCATTCACACTCAGGATGTTTTTTACACGAACATTTTATATTTTCATGATAAGAATGATAAAACGATTTAATTTTTGCCCTTGGATTAATATTTTTTAATTCTTTTAAAAAGTCTAAATGAGTTTTTCTTTGTAAGTTAGGGACTCGAATACTGGCACAATATGGACATCCAGTATTCTTATTTTTTTTAATAAGATTTGATACAGTAGCTGTCCATTTGTTCCCACATTTCTTACATTGAAACACAGCCTTATCATTGTGATTGTTTATATCTTCAGAATCAGTAATCATTTCTATATCAGATGGCAGATTTTCTTTTAATCGCTCTCTTATAGTTCTTCTACTATTTGCTGTTTTTTCATTTCCACAATATTTACATCCATAACCTGACAATAAATTATATGCATAAGGTTCCCATATATAATCATGTTTTTTACATCGAACCTTTATTTTTGCACGAGCTTTTGTGTATTCCCCCAATACTTCTATATCAGGTAATATTTGCTTTAATTCTTTTTTAAAAATATTTGTATCTTTATACCCATTACAATATTTACAACCACATTGTTTTTTTTGAATACTGGTTAACAATTGTTCTTGAATTCCATATTCTTGATGCAAAGAACAAATAAAATTCACTTTAATCAAGGATTTTTCTGTTCGATAAAATCCAACATAAATATAGTTCGGCATTTCTTTTACAATTTTTTGTACTGTTTCATCGTCATATTTTTTATTATTTTCCATAATAATACCTCTTTATTTACTACGATTTCTCGTAGGATCAGACTATATCTTCATCTCTTATTATGTAAGAGAGCACACCATTTCCATTTAAGGGATTTTCACCCACTCCATTTGCGATTGAGCCGTACTTCTATTGATTAGGATATGTATTCTCTAGTCCTAATCCCGACATGGGAATAGTCGTTGAACGTTCCATATATACTATATAAATTTAATATAAACATGTCAATGATATATATGGCTTCGCTGCTAATTATCCATAAGGACTTTCAGCAATTAAATGTGTTCTAAATATGTGTCACCACATATTCAGGCAATCTTTATATTACCTGCAGTTGTTAAAGCGATAGCTTGGTCTAGATCATTTCCTGCCGTTTGTAATGTCGCCGCACCATCTTGAAGTGCCGTAGCTAACTCATCGGTTGCAATAGCATAGTTATTACCAATGAGATTAAGCCTGTCTACGATATCCATTTTTTCAATGCCTTTTTCAGCATCGGCATATGCGGCACTCATGGCAACTAATGCAGTTGTAGCATCATTTATATTGTCAAATTCAGAAACATTAAACAGTACATTAGCAGTTTGTGCAGATTGAGAAGCAGTCTGTAAATCCTCACCAAGTCTCATCCAATCAGCAGTACTCTGCTGTAACTGAGCTGCTGTTGTTCCGATTTTGTCCGCTGTATCAAAAGTACCTTTTTGATATTCTCGTAAACTACTTAAACTTTCATCTGATACTTTTTGCATTTCTGTTAAAGCATCATCAAGTTCGTGAACTATATTAATACCTTGTTTAAAAACACCAATTACTTCATAAAACGAGACAAAAGACAGGAGATAGGAACCTAACGATTTAAAACGTTGTGTTAACATTGAGAGGAATGTATCGCCCGTATGCCCCGCTTCTATAGCTTTGTTTTTAACATTATCAAAACCATTAATAATATTATCAAAAGTTACTTTATTAATTCCTTCTTGCATTTGAGAATAAAAATCTTCTAATTGCCCTCTTTCCTCTCCTGTTAAACCAGGATTACGAAGGAATTTAGCCATATCAGCTTTTGCTTTTTGAATATCATTAGGATCAACAATTTTAAAATTAGATGCTCCCTTAGATGTCGTCTCTATATCTTTTTGTAATTGTTCTAATAATGCATGATACTCTTCTAAGTTATTTTTATCTTGGAAAAACAAAGGGTCACTTTTTGCCTTGCCACGAATTTCTTCTAACTTATTTAACGCTTGAGATGCTTTTTCAGCACTTGTCACAAAATTATTAAAATCTGTTCCGCTACCTGTATAAATTTCACCTATATTTTTTAAACCAACTTCATCGAAATCATCGAACAAACTCTTTAATGTGTTTTTAGTATTATTTATTTTATTTTGAATATCTGTAAGATTTTTTTCAAAAGCCGAACTTATTTTTCCTCTAGCCGCTTCTTGAGCATCGATCATTGGCTGAGTAGCGTTAGTATCTCTTAAAGGATCAATGCTTAAAATTTGATTTCTATCTAATCCAGTTGTTTCTTTGATTCTTTGAGCATAGTAATCAACGATTTTTAACTTTTCTTGAAGCTGTTCAAACGAAACGTTTGTCCCTTTGTTTAATTCAGAAAATAAATTATTAATAGCGGTTGCGTAATTACTAAAATAAGACGGAATTTTACCAAAATCAGATTTAGAACGATTAAAATAACCTTGGGCTTCATCAATAATACCACCCTGATCTTCTGTACCATTCAATTGATTTAAATAATTACTTAAATTAGTTGAAAAATCTTTGTTTAAAATACTTAAAGGCGAATTATTAAGAACCTCTTTAAGACTCTTAATTTTTTCTAAATGTGTTTCAATTTCTGTCAAAGTCACACTTAAATTATCATCTATTACGAGAAATCCTTTACTATTATCTTTTATAGATTCTAATTTTTTTTGCGCATTATCTAATTGAGTTGTTGCCTCTTTAACGCCAGTAGCTATACTAGTAGTAAATGTTTTTTCAGATTGTTGAGTTTCTTGTACTAGACTTGGAATAGCATCTTTTAAAGTTAAAAATGTTTCCATAGAAGTTTGGTCAGTAAAATCAAACTGTCCAGAACGCATTTCTCCAAGTATTCTATTCAATGATTCAATAGCAATACTAGCTAGATTCGCACCATTTGTTATTTTCTGATATTCAGCTTGTTGCGCATCACCCCAGCCAGAAACCACATCAGGCGTAATTTGTGTATTAATACTTTGTAATTGATTTGATAAATCGTCCATTGAGGCTTGTTGTTTATCAACAAAAGCAGTGCGCATTGTTTCTATTGCGCGTAAAGCATCTAATTGAGCTTGTTTTGTTTTTTCAAACCCTTCAACAAAACCACCCTCTAATGTAGTATCAGATAAACCACCAGCCTGTTGTAAAATTTGATCAGATGTTCCGTGTGCTAAAACGCTTTGTTCTCTTGCACTTCGTATTCTTGCTTCTGTGTCTAAAGTATGTTGTAATGCTGTGTTATATTGCTCTACGGTAGTTGCATCAAACATTTCTTTAACATCTTTAGTATAACGTCCATAATCTGCACTTAAAGATGTATCTTCTTTGTTCATTTGAGCTTTTTCAGCCGCTTTTGCTGCCGCCTGTTGAGCCTTTGCACGATCGGCAATTGCTTTTTGACGTGCTTGTTCTGCACGTTCAGCGGCTTTCATTTGTTCCAATTCAATTGCTTTTTTTCGTTCTAATTCTTTATTTAAGTAAGCTTGATTTTGTGCCTCTACAGCTTTGGTTCGATTTTCGTTTCTTTGTCTTTCTTTTGCAAGTTCTTGTTCAAGACTTTTTTTCTCAGCTTCTAATGCTTTTTTCTCTTCGGCGTTTGCTTTTCGTTGTTCGTTGGCATCTTGAGCTTTATGTTTTTCAACTTCAGATTGTAATTGTTTTCTTGCCTGTGCTTCTTCGTCTAGTAATTTTTTGGTTTTAGTTAATTCTTCATTAGTAGCTTTGGTTTGTTCTTTAGCCGCCTTTAATTGTTCTGTTAATCCTTTAAATTGTTCGTCAAAACCAGCAGAGAATTGGGCGGTATCTATTTGTTGTTTAAGTTCTATTATTTTTTGTATCGCATCTTCAATTTTTTGTGGAATTTGTTCAAAAGCTTCTTTTAATCCAGTTAATTTTGAACCATCAGAAAGAGAAGAAAGAGTAGATTCCATATTATTTAATGCAGATATTACATCTTGAATTTTATTTGCAACATTATCTAAAGCAGCGCTATTATCACTACCAAATATTTGTTTTAATTGCTCAGATGGTGTTTGTGCCAATATAAATTTATCGACTTTTTCTTGCATTTGTTCAGGAGTTTTAAAATTTTCTCCTAATATTTTATTTAAATCTCCACCAGAACGTTCAACGTATACTTTTAATTCTTCAATCATATCTTTATATAAAGATATTTTTTGTTGTAAACTATCCGTATTACCTAACTGATCTATAAAATTTACATATCTTTGTACGAAATCATTTGCACTGGCTTGTTTTACCCCTTTATTGTTTTTTAAATCTAAACTGTCATCAAATTGAGTAAATTGTCTAATATTACCAATCCAACTTTCGTCTTTTGTACCAAAATAATCTTGGAAATAAGAAGACAATGAATTAAATTGAGATTCTAATTGTTTTATGGTTTCTCTTTTCATTGCCCCTTCTGAAGCAGATTTTTGTGATGCGCTTTGACCAGAAGTGTTTATTGTAATGCCAAATTGTTGTTTAGAAAGATCATTTAAACTTTTTACCAAAGAATCCACCTGCGAAAGCAAATTAGGCATGCCAGAATTATCATCAACGGCACCAATTGCTGATTGCATACTACCTAATGAAGCAACAAGTGCGATTATTTTTTCATTCAAAGCCTCAAATTGCTCAACTAAAGGGCTAATATCTAAACCATTTTGTAAATTTATTTTTAATCCACCCTCAGCTTGTATAGCAGACATTGCGTTGCCAACTTGTTGAGCGCTTTCAACAATTAATCCCATTGCTTCAGCCACTTTTGTTAATTGGGTAACAATTCCTGTAGAATCAGAATTTTTATCCATTTGACTGATTGCGGTAGATACTTGAGTTAATAGTTCATGAATTTTTTGAGTAGTATCAATCGCACCCTGTAATTTTTCGGGATCAAAACCAAGTTTTACATTCTCAGCCGCTTTAGACTCTTTATCAATACTTTTAGCGGTTTCTTCAGCACTTGCATTAGCATCCTTATTGGCATCTGCAAAAGCTTTTTTAGCATCAGCAGCACTCATAAATTTAAAACGAGCATTTTCAGCAGCATCTGCTTCGTCATTCATTCCTTTTACATCACCAGTCCTTACTGGTGTTTCAGGATGAGTAGGTGGCGTTTCAGGTGTAGGTGCGGGTGTGGGATTTGACGGCGTACTAGGTGCTTGTGCATCACGAGCATTTTGACGTGATGTTGCAAGTCTGTCTTGAGCATCCGCGTCCGCATTAGCGGCCTCTGTTTCTTTTTGCATAGCTGTTGCCGCATTTTGTGCGGTTTCACCCGCTTGTTGTCCTGTTTGGGCATTCTCACGTTGTGCTTCAGTTAAACCATTTACAGCACCCGTTGCCTGACCAGCTGATTCACCTAAAGCATCATTTGCATTTGCTTGTTGTTGAGCGGGCTGATCACTTTGTTGACCCGTTTCTGTTTGAGAAGAAGCATCTTTACCTTGTTCTTCCTGTAATGCTTTTATACCTGTATTAAAAACTCTTTGCATTGTTCGATGTTTTTCAATCTCAGATTCTAAGCGACCAATACCATTTTCTAATTCTTCATTATATTCTTGAACTCTTTCTATAGATAATTCATAACCATTTTTTTTAATATTATTAGCCCAATCTGCTATTGCATCATTTTCTGAATTTAATAATACATTGGGATCAAAAGCTTCTTCATTTCCTTCTAATGATTCAAGTAAACCGCTAAGCTCTCTTTGTTGCTCTTCTAATTGCTCTTTTTTTTCCTTTGCTTCGTCAATTAAACGTTGCTTTTCTTCAATTCTACTTTGTAAAAGAGCAATTTTTTCATCTAATCCAGTTTTTTCATTTGATTCAGAACCCGAATCCGAACTAGATTCTTCAGGAATTGGTTCTTCTATAGGCGGTTCAGCTTGCGTTTTACTCGTTTCTTGATTTATTAATTGTTGTTTTGCTCTATACTCACTAAGAGTTTTTTGTAAATCTTCAAGAAGTTTTGTATTATTTAACCATTGTTCTTTTAAGTTTAATAAATATTGCTGATATTGATTTTCACTATTCTCACCAAAATCTTGCCCGATTCTTTTTGTGTCTTTTTTTGAAAATTTAACTTCTCTTGCAGAAGCATTTTTATATGCTTTATAATATTCAACCCAAGCTTGTTGTTGCCCTAATTGTAATTTTTGTAATTCATCTTCAGACAATCCTTTTTCTTGTCCACTTACAAGAGCGGCGGTTGCTTCATCATATGCTTCTTGCTTTTTCCTAAATTGTTCTTTTGCGGGTTTTGGTGTTTTTGCCCCCATCAAAGAGTGAGTTATTGATTTAAATAAAGCGTCATTTTCTTTTTCTAATGTTTGTTTAGCATTTACAACTTGTTCGATCTGTTCATCAATTTGTTTTTTTTGTGAAACTAAATCCTTAGTATTGTCTTTATATTGTTCTGTAACTTGTTCTAAAGCAGATGCATCCATCTCCTCTTCAAATTCTGCGTTTATACCTGTTGAATCACGTTTTTGATACAGTTCTTTAAACAGTTTATTTATCGCTGCTTGTCTTCTTTGTCTATCTTGTTTTTGTATCTTTTCTTCACTTCTTTGCTCTTGTGTGGATTCTAATAATGCTTGTAGATATTTTGACGTATTATCTTTTTCACGTTCCCGATCTTGCCGTTCTTTGTCTTTTTGACTATTTGCCATCATTTGAAAAGCTTCGTTAATATCTGGAAGTTCTAAATCATTATCTAAAGTTTGTGCCACTTGTGCAGATGTGTTCCCTTCGGGCATATTCTTTATTAATCGAGATAATAATTCACGTATATCTGTTGGTTTAAATTTATTAGGATTTATGCTGTTATATGCTTTGTCTTTGGCTTCAGATCCTTTACGAACTACTTCAACAATATTACCTATAATTTTATCAAGTTCTTCTGGGGTATATCCTAATCCACCTTCTCTAACAGGTTTTTTTAAATAATCTGTCATTCCTTCAAGAACTTGAATTGCATCAGTATAATATCCAGTAACTTTTTCCTCTTTTTCTGTACCCCTACTTTGCTCTGCTAAATATTTAATTCTTTCAGCCAAACCATAAGCCTGTTTAATTAATTGTTCGGCATAATTTGGACTAAGTGTTTTATCAGGATCTTGTAAAGTTTCTGCAATTTTTCCAATTCTATCATTTATTTTTTTACTATCACCATATAAATATGGAATTGCTGAAGAATGCTCCCCTTTTATTTCTTGAAAAGATAATAATTGAACCAAATCTTGTATTTGATCTACAAAAGGCTGACTAAATAAATTTTTATAGTGACTTTTCATTTTAGAAGCATTTGCTTTTGACAGCCCCAAAGACCCAATTGTCTCATCAACAGTTACACTACCAAGAAGATTTTGAGCGATAATATTTTCTGGCATCGCTTTTAAATTTTTTAATCCGCTTTCTTGGAAATCATCACGTAAATATTGTGGCATTAATTCAAAACCAGCCCTAAATCCTTGGATAATTTGAAGCTTTACCGCATCGCTTAAACTATTATCACTAAATAACACTTGACTTAAAGGAGGGATAACACCACTCCAATCAATAGGCTGAAAGTTAGCTTGAGATAGTTTTTTATTAATTAATTCAATTTCAGCTTCAGCTTGTTTTGCCATTTCTTTATCATTAAAAGCTATATCAAGTTTCGTTTTTTTTAAAGAACCTTGTAATCCATTAGCTAAATCATCGGCAATCTGCTTAAAATTATTTACCAATTCAACCGCTATAGATATTTTTCCGCTACTTACTCCCGGCATAATAGTGCACCTCCCTCCTCTTAATTATTATTTATCTAAATTTTAAAACACTATAAGACCTTTTCATTGCTGCCTCCATACCTTGCTCAAAAAGGGCGTCTTGAAATTGAGGACTTTCAACCATTTTTTCTATTTTAGAGAATCGTTCTGGCTCACCTTCAATATACCCGCTATTTCTTTCGTTTCGTCCCTCTGAATTTCGAGTATAAAAAGTACCTTTGCCATGCCATCCTTTATCCCAAACAGTTTCATATATTTGTTCTTCTGTGATGCCCGCATTTTCATGGTTAGTAAATGCTGGACGAAAAATAATTCCACCTTCATACATATTGCCACGTTTTATTTGAAAACGTTGAAAAGACCTATTCCTCATTTGGTCAGTCCGATTATAATAATCTGGCTCATATTCTCCATAATAACCAGCAATTTCCTGTTGTGCAAAAGAATATATTTTAGATGTAGCAGCCCTTATTACAGTTTCGCCAAATGCCCTATTAAACAATTCTAAATCTCTAACAAGGGCAGCTGAATTGAATTTAACCGTATAATCCAATCCTAATTTTATATCACTCATTTTTATCAACCCCTTTGATAAAATTATTTATCTTATTCATATCAATTTCTTTAACCACGTCTTCAGCTATGTTAAGAAAACTATCAATCCACCCATGAATCAATGGCGCAAATTTTACCACCTGTTCTCTAACAAATGCATGTGGTTCATAATAGTTTGTCATCAAATCATTGCTTTTCATATTAAGCACGCTATCAAACATAGCTACCTGCGCATCAGGAATATAACCAATAATTACATCCACAAGACCATATCTCTGTAATAAATTAAAATCGCCTAATGCGTCATTTTCATCAAATCGAATATTAGTGTATGTATTTAATAAAGCACTTACATACATAAGATATTTTTTACACGAATCAACTTTAAATTGCCCATCCGTTGTAAAATAACTTGATGCAATAATTTGATCGCAAATAGCGCACACCACTTCATATCTTTCATAATCTTTAATCGCAAGTGTCCCCTCAAGATATACACGTCTTGCATCGTCTGAAGAACGATTAGTTAATGCTTTAACAAATTCTTTTACAGTAATGAAATTAACTCTATCTTTTTCAGCATCAATAAAATGCTTTTTAACATTTGCCTGTTGATTCTGATTTACATTCTTAGCCATAATCCTTATTCTCCTTTAAATTTTTTACAATAAGCGATGCCAACACAAATGGCATCCGCTTCGTCATCATTTACTTCCTTATCAAAATTATCTTTAATGTATTTAATAGAAGCTTGTTTAAATTCGGTACGCTTCCTGCCGAACGCTTGTAATTTTACATATTTGCGCCATTCACTAGGAGCAAATTCATAATATGTAATTTCATTTTTTAAACAAAAGCCATAAACCGCTCCAATGATTTTCATAAGCATATCGATAACTTTCATATTTCCAAATACAACGTCTTTTTCTATTACTATAATATCTGGGTTTAATTGCTCTATATACATTAATAATTTTTTAACCATTAATCCAAGCCGTTTATAACCATTTTTTTCTTTTTTAAACTCATCAATTACACCCGAATCTTGATATATACCATTTTGAAAAACAGCCCATCCAGTAGATGTAGTGCTAGTATCGAGAGATAGGAGAGTAACCATTTGATTTTTTATCATAATATAATCCTCCCCTATTAAATAGTATCTTCTTCAAGTTCATAACGACACCAAAGTTCATATGCCTCTTTAGTTTCTTCTTTTAAAAAAATCATCACCAATATTGTCTTCCCTGTTTTTCGATCTAGTCCCGTATAAATATCAATTGGATAAATTCCATTAGCAATATACAATTTAAATTGTTTACTATTTACTATACGAACAACTTCATTGGGATGGTATGGACGTGGACGTAAATTTGAATTTACTAAATCATGATTAACCATACTTTTGTCCTTTCTATTTCTTATACAAAAAAAGGGCATAACCTCGCCTGAACAGCGTAAGCTATGCCCTTTATAATATGACTATCACCTAAAAATTAGGGGATAGTATTTGTAAAAGTCAAAAATAATCACTGTTCATTTAAAAAAATTAATGTTTTTTATTTCTAAATGCAATTGAACGAGGTACATTTTTACCTGATTCACGAGTTGCATCATAAACTGCCTTTTTTACAGTGTCACCAGCAATTTGTTTTTCAACTTCTGGTTTAACTGGAACGATTTTCTCTTCTTCTTTAGCTTCTTCTTCCATAATTTTTTTATAGGATTTAGCCATAGAATTTTTGAGCATTTTTAGTTTGCTTTGATCTATTCCCCGAAGCACTTTCTGGGCATCTTCTTTAGAGGTTTGTCCTGCTTCAAAAGATGAGAGCGTACCAAAAAGATCTACGCACTCTTGACTACAATACATTGCCATATATGTAGGATAATTAAGAAATCTATCACAATTTGTGCAATATTCATAATGTTTCCCACAGACAACACAGGTTCTATCAAATTTTCCCATGTTTTTTCTCCTTATATATTTTTTATTTTATTCACAACAAAAGCAGAGTGGGCTATGACACCCACCCTGCCGTATAATATATTTAATTATAAATATTATAAATTTTTATCACTGCTCGGTATCAGCTGTAGCATAGTATACGTGATACAGTGCCTTATCAGTCGAGCAATAATCAACCTGAAGACTGCCGTTAAAGTCAAGCTGAGGGTTATCAGAACTCAGAGCGACAGTGGTCTCAGGGCTAGGCTGGAAGGATGGAAGCACAATGTAAACCGCACGAAGTACATCAGCCTCGCAGGGATCAACACACAGACCCTTCAGAGTCAGACGGACGGTAGCCGGGAACTTGTCAGCAGAGTTAAGGATATCAACACCCTCAGTAACCTGACGATCATACTTAACAACATACTGAGCTTCAGCACTATCTGTAGGAGGAGTAAACTTTGTACCGTTCATACCAAACTCTGTTGCAGAAGCAGCGGTACCCTGTGTATATGCCTTACCCATAGCACCATTTGTGCCAAGAGCATTACAAGTAATACGATTACCATTTACAAATCCTTCAAGGTCAACAGTCGTGCCACTCTTGACAGTGATAATCTTAGGCATAACAATAACGTTATCCTCAGTAGCAATGTTAGCATCATTACCAGACTGAGCAGCCATAACGTTCAGGTTAAGCATAGCGTTAGTCGCAGTAAACTCACCAGTTTTTGCGTTCCAGAAACGCTTAATCAGAGTACCGTCTTTATCAACGGCATCACGGGACTCAGCAGAGATTTCAATAGAAGCCTCGGACAGCTGAGTCAGAACATAAAGGGGCGTACCATCAAACTTTTCGGCATAGCCCATGGAAATTCTATCGATAATTAAATCACCAAGTTTAAAAGCCATAGTAATTACCTTCCTTTCATTTAATTTTTGTTTTTATTTTTAGCAATTCCTCTATCATACTCATGTTTAATTTCACGCATGAAGTTGAATTGCTCTTTATCTACTTTAGAAACATCAGCAAAACCACTATATGAACCATGCAACAATGCGTTCGTAGATTCAATAATCTGTAATCTTTGTACACTGTCCATAAATTCATAATAGTTTACGTCTTTTAATTGTTGTTTGTTGTATTTGAAACCGGGATGATTCACACATCCTGATATAAGCGGTAAAAGATAAGATGTAGAACTTCCATCATCTTTACGTGCATTTAATTTCATTTCTTCTTCTTCAATCATCCACTCTTTTGTGGTACGATCCTTTGCTTTTTCTATTTTAGGAAACATATTAAAAGCACTTCTTAAATAATAAACAATTACATTATAGCTATCTTCATCCAATTCAAATTCATTTTCAGGATTATAGAGGGTCGAATTTCGTAAAAGTTTAACTATGTCTGTAATTCCTTTTTCATCAATATTTGTCCATTGTTCTTCTGGCAAAGTATAGATTTCAAATTTAGAAAAATCTAAATCTCCAAATATCAAACGGGTCTGCTCTATACTTAATGTTTTATAAAGAATCATAAATAATTGATAATCATTCAAATAAGTCCAATCAATATTCATATCTTTCCAAAGAAAAAGTCTGTAACTTGTAGGATTTGCTGTGAATATATTAAGCATTGTCCAAAAACTGGATTCACCATATTGCTTATCATATTCTAGAATATCCCCAATTGTAGGTTGATGAATAGTAATGAAATCATTTACAACATAATCATCTCCGTAGAATAATTGAAGTTGAGTAATATTAGAATTGACTGAAGTCATCATATATATTATTCGTCCCCATATGATAATTTACAATATTGGGAGCTTTCATAAAGAATCTCATTCTACGGATATAATATTGTGCATCAATAATCATGGGCTTATCTTCATAGCATCTAAGTTGCCTCCCTAATGCATTTGTCCAACACAATAGGTCACGAATGATATAACTAAGTAGGTCAGTGCGTGCGATACCATATTCAGTATCCATATCATCTTCATGAACAACACAATAAACTTCAATAAGTTCATTTTTAACCGCTTTACCACCTCTATCATATCTATCCGTCTGATCCCAGATATCAAACATAATAAAATTCAACACTTCTTTTTGAACCCCATTTAATTTAATCCAAGGTACAATCTGGTCATGCTTAATCGCTTCATTGTAATCTAATATTTCCTGACGTTTCTTTAATTCTTCTTCTGTGGGATTATCGGCATCCCTATATTTATTTAACGGTTTAGGTTGTTTTGCCCCTAAAACCTCTTTAAGGTCTGGATCTTCGTTGAATATTTTCATCAACTGGTCTTTTTTATATATAATATCGTTGTTGTGACGATTATCCAGATCTCTTGTTATATTGGCTATATCTCTTTTCATCCTATTACCTCCACATCCATGGTAGAGCGGCTTTCACCATCCAAATCAGTAACAGTAAGAACAAAAGTATGCCCAATTAAAGTAGATGCTTTCTTAGGATG